AAAGATGCCGCAAATGCGGTCTAACATTTTTATCTACTCCTATGATAAAGCAATCCGGATAGGTTCGCTTTAGTTCATAGCACATATGACTGCCAATGTAACCGTTACAGCCTGTGACTACAAATTTTTTCATTTGATTGCTATTAGTTTGAGAACCGCACCTCTTGCTGGTTCTGGGTTACGTTCATCTGGTACTCGTTCAATGTCTCTAAATCCGGCATCTTCTAACAGTTTAACCAATGACTTCTCACAGAAACCATTAATGTGTCCCATACCAGGAATCTTAAACTCTTCTGGATGACGCCAACCACCGAATAGATAATCCATGGCATTTTCCCAAGGGTCTTCATGTGTATTCAACCAAGGAACGTTGGCCTTTTCTTTCCAGTCATCATGAACAATACGTTCCATAATCCACATAACATCTGGACATGTAATCTCAAATGTACCACCCGGTTTCAGAATACGATGGATTTCTCTAAGAACAGCAGGTACAGCAAAGTGTATTAGATGTTCTACAACATCACCAAGGTAAATCTTTTCTGCGGTGTTATCTTCATACGGATATGGAATGTTATGAAGGTCATGGACTTTAGTTGTGCTAGGCCATTGGTGAATATCCATACGTTCTGTTGAATCTGGTTTTGGATGCGGTCCAGCACCAATGTCAAGAATAAGTTTATCTGATTTTTCTATTGTGAGTTTAACTTCATCTGTCATGCAAAATTTCCTGATATGCTTATTCTATATTCATCACTGGTATAGAAAGGGTTAACGAAATGTCTCATTTTAGCTGGAAAAAATATCAAACTATTTTCCCAGTTCTTATCTGCCGGTATAGCATGTCTTTGTATTTCACCTAATGCATCAGTGTATTGAAAACAAAAGTTGGCAGTAATATTTTCACTTTTCAATAAAAATGGAAATGTTTTATATTCATCTTCAATAAAATATGGTATTTTTAACCACATAGCAAAACTAAAAATACCTAAATGATGATGAACAGGATTAAATTCATGTTTTTTCTGAAAGTTTACCCAAACATTTTCTAGAAAATAAGATTGATCTTTACATTCATAATGTGGAAATGTTTTCTTATATTCATCTATCAAAGGTAATAATAATTTTTCTAAATCAGGTTTACATTTAAATAAGTGGTATTCATTATTGAGATGGCCGGCCAGGCCTTGATTAAATCTGGTCGCACCATCAAAATTTCTCTTTAGTTCTTTAACTTCATTAATAATAGGTTTAATATCTTCATCACTTAGATTAACTTTGAGAAAACCTAAATTGCTGAAGTTTACTCCACTTATTTCCATTATTTCAAAGCATCCCTAATACAAAGACGTAAACTGTCATTAACTTTCATTTGTGCCTCCCAACCAAGGAGTTCTTTTGCCTTTGTTACATCAGGCACACGATGACGGACATCATTAAGATATCCTGGTTTATGGTCAAAGGTCATAGCATAATCAAACTGAATACCAAACTCAGTGGTTGCGATAACACGGATTCTTCGTGCCAAGTCCTTCATGCTGATTGGTTCAAAGTTACCAAGATTAAAGGCCTGACCATTTGTCTTAGCAGAGAATGAGTGTGTAGCAATTGCCTCTGCCACTTCATCAATCCATGTGAAACAACGAATCTGTTCACCGTCACCAAGAATAGGAATGTTATTTGACCGCTTGATTAGGATCTCATGCATAAAGTCAGCAAACACATGAGAGATACCTTGTTGGCCTTCTGTTCTCTCGTAGGGAGTTAGAACATTAAATGGACGCCAAATGGTATACTCCACACCATATTGTTTCTTAAATGCCATGGACATCTTTTCACCAACATACTTTGATAACCCATACTCGGTGTAAGGAGCAATGACAGTATCAATGTCATCTTCTTTTACAGTACCTTGACAGTTCTCATACACCATAGAGGATGAGGTATAAACAACTTTAGAGACGCCGTGATCTACAGCCGCTTTAAGGACGTTATTGTGTAGTGCTAGGTCTTCACCGAGAATATCGGCACAATACTTATTAAATCCACCAACACCATAGATACGGGCGGCCGCCTGAATGATTAGGTCTGGTTGAACTGATTTGACAAGAGCATCTACTGATGGACGGTCTGTGAGGTCTGCCTTGCGAAACTCATAACCTTCGCCAGCAATACCAAGGCGCTCACCATAACGGCAAAGATTATCCACACCATATACTGCATGTTTATCTCGTAGCAGTTTAGGAATAACTGCCTGCATCAACGAACCTTCAGAACCACATACGAGTACCTTCATTTCACATCTCCAACTTTATAAATGCCCGTCTTACTTAGTTTACTTTCTGGATACATCTTCCAGAGGTCGGCAACAATACAATCTTTTCTAAACATATCAAGAGACCAAGATTTATCCATACCAGTATGTGGTGTCATTACAATCACCGCATCATAATCGTGTGTAGAAGGATATTCCTTTTCTTCTGTTACAAATGGATCCCACATCCAAGATTCCACACCATGCTTCTTGCATACCTTACGCATCTTGTATGAAAGACTATTGCGAGTATCATCACAATCTTTTTTAAAGGTAGCACCTAGAATAAGGACCTTATCAACGTTCGGGTTGATATCCTTAATGCGATTAAACACATAATCTGGCATACCTTCATTAATAAGAAAGCTAGTGTTAATGAGATCACCAAAGGGAATGTCACTAAGCAAGAAACGACCGTCCTTGAAGAGGCAAGGACCTCCAACATTAGGGCCTGGATGAGGCACATCCATTCTAGGATAATCATAGTTACATGCGTCAATAACTTTGTCGATGTTGATACCATGTTTCTCTCCAATCATCCACATTTCATTAGCAAAGGCAAAGGTAACATAACGATACATGTTAGTCATCAACTTACCAAGTTCCGCCTCTTTTGGTGTAAGATGGAAAACTTTATTCTTGATGAAACTATTAAAGAATAATGCGGCCTGTAAGTAAGACTCCTCACTAAAAGCACCAACAATCTGTGGAAGTTTTGTTGTCTCAATAATAGAACGGCCTTGTACCACTCTCTCAGGACAGAATACGAGATGATAGTCTTCACCTTCTACCCAACCATGGTTCTTTTCAATGTGCTTACGAAGAACCTCTGTTGTACCAGGTGATACAGTAGAACGAAGGACAATCAACTGTCCTTTTTTCATGCGAGGAATAAGAGTATCATCAACAAAATTAAAAAGATCATCAAGACGGGCATTACCTTCTCCATCAACTGGTGTGCCAATCATAATGGCAACTACATCAGAGTCCTTGATGAAGTCAAAATCGGTTGTGAAGAGGATTCTCTCTTTCTTTAGATTGATTTTAAGAATATCTTCACCACCCTCTTCTTCATAAGGTGTGATACCAGCATTTAGTTTATCAACGGCATCTTGGTTGATGTCAATACCATATACATTATGACCTGCTTCGGCCACTACACAGGCAAATGGAAACCCTACGTGCCCGCCGGCACCGATAACTGCTACTTTCATTACATAATCTCCAATAAAATATCCTCTATGTCATTACAAGTATCTTGTATGGTGTGGTTTGTCATGACATAGTTATAGGCATTATCTATCTTTTCTTCATCTCTCTTATGATTACGGAGAAGTTCCATTAACTCCTTCTCATCTTTATAAGTGGTACCATAATAGCACATATCTTTAGCACCGGCAATATCTCTGGCGTACCATGGTGTTTTATGCATCATAGCCTCAAGAAGGACAAGTCCGAATCCTTCCTCATAGGAGTTCATAATGTAAGCATCGGCCGAAGAAATAGCAAACAATACATCCATCTTATCTTTACCAAAGAAACATTTAACAACATCATTCTCGGCAGGCATCAAATGTTCTTCGCCATATCCATATAGATGGAGTTCGGCATTAGGAATCTTGGCCTTAGTAAATGCTTCAGCGAGAGGACCCATGGCCTTGTGTGGATAAAAACCGCCAGCAGAAACAAAAATGGTCTTACCGGATAGATTTGCTCTACAATATAGATGAGGAACAATACCATGACGGATACGGCGACCTCTCTCTAACACATTATGTTTTCTAAGGTGGTCAATATCCATGCTAGTAGAATAACCAAGGAACCTTTCATGTGCTAGACCGTGAAGACATACTTGACTTTCACTTGGTTTTACGATTAGATAAAGAATGGATGATTGAATATTATTTGAGTTGATGTGAACTATATTCTGTGAGATACAATCACCGCCATGAACGATAATCAGATGCCAACCTTGATTACCTAACATCTCTTGGTAATCATCAGATACCTTCACACCATTATAATCACCTTTATGTTCATGTGCTAATACTGTAACATCATGACCGCGTTTAAGCATTTCTTCAGCCATGTTCTGGACATAATACTCACTACCACCAGGATACGGAGCATAACGGTGAACTACAAATAGTAATCTCATTTATTCCTCATCACAAATGTTTCCCACCAATCACAAAAGTTATTCAAGTCTGTAAACTCATTAGGAATATCATTCTTAAATACTGGTCTCTCTATCTTATCTAGGTACTCTTGTTTACCAGCAGGAGAGTCCAAATGCTTAACATAATCTACCACATCATCTAAGTTTTTAAAATGATGGACATTAATAAAGGCCTCGGTGTTAAAGTCACGATTGACTGTCGGACTGCCCCAATAGATAGGCATAGTCTTAGTCTGGAAGGCATTAAGGATTTTCTCTGTAACATAACCAGGATAAGAACCATTCTCAAAGCAAATGTTAAACCGATAGTTGTTAAGAAACTCCAGTTTATACTTTAGTTTATCTCTTGGTAGAATGGCGTTCATGTTGTTTAGATGTGGACCAGCTGAGTGTACCTTTTTATATTCACTCGTTTTATAGAACATGGCATTCCGCATCTCTTGCCGAGGATTAGAAACAACAAACGAACAGAAATCCCTATTATCATAATCCTTTTCATAATCATGGACTACATTCTTAATCTGGTAGAAATCATCCGTCCATCCTTCTTGAACCGCACCATGCATATCAACCACATAAAGTGGTAGACGATAATGCCTTGATGTGTTTAGATGATCAAATGTAATAGCAAAGTTTGCCTTATCCAAAGGTGGTCTTACATTCTCACCAGTAAAGGCAATAGTCACCATGTTTGGATTATTGTATCTTGCCCAGTTATAATGTATGTCTGTATAAAAACTCTGGTTAGGATTTAAATCACCAAAGATTAGATAATCAGGATTTTCATCATCTCTAGTAACATCAAACTTATGGCCGAGAGCATACATAAAGAAGTTCTCGGCCGTAGAGAATGAATAGGTGAAACCTATTTTAAGAGGTCTTTTCATTACTTATACCAGAAGAAGGTAGAGTTGGTTGATAGATTGATAGGTGATGTGATGCCGTTTTTACCACGGAAATCATTAACTGCCTGATTGACTGCCTGAATGTTTGAGTAATCATGACCACAAAAGAAACCACCCTTTTTGAGGAAAGGATAGTATGCTTCACAATCCGCATAAGTGGCATCATAAGAATGATCACCATCAATAAAGATAAAATCAAACTCTGCTTTATTGGTGATGGTTTGGATTTTAACAGCAGCATCAAAAGATGTTTCGCGGATCATCTCAACACGATCACCATACTGTGCTAAGTTTTCTTGGGCGATTGTCATAAACTTATCCAAAACGTCCTGTGTTATCTCACCGTTCCAATCTTGGTATGCTTGGTAAGGATCAATAGTGTATAGTTTAATAATGTTGGGACATTTATCCAACAGAAATGCCGTTGATTCCGCACGGCAAGTACCAATCTCAACACCAACAAGATTATCACCAAGGCGTTTGATGTAAGGTGCCAAACCTTTTACTGAAACCCAATCATACGGCCACTTATCGCCAAGTTCCGCAATAGTCTTAAAATCATCTTCTCCTAAAGCCATCTTAATCTCCGTATTTGTTTTCTACTAATTCTTTCCAAATAGGAACTCGGTCCCACTGGTGAACAACTGTTGCCTTTTTTCCATTGGCATAAATCTCGTTATCTGTTACATTATAGTCTATTTCATTCACAAATGGCAAGACCATCATAGGATTATTCTTATATGCTTCACCAATACCACCTGAACCTGCCTCAATAGCAGGCATAGATGTTCCACCATGAACAACCCAACCATCAGAAGGATTAGTAAAGTTTGTCTGTATTGTATAAGCGTCGGTTTGTAATAGAATGTTGAGAGCTGCCTGATCTGGTCCTCCACCACCAGGAACATGTGGATTAAGACCATGACAAATCAACCAAACATTTAGAGCAAGGTCGCGCATAGCATTTCTTTTTCCTGCAATAACACCGGCACAATAGATTTCATTATCACCATGAGTTTCCAAGAAATAAGGACCAAATGCCTGTTGAAGATTATTCCGACCCCAAGGTTCATCTTTATACTTTAGATTTTCGGATCCAACAATAATTTGATTATCATTATTGTTTAACCATTTTGATGGATCACTTTGAAATACCACATCACGAACATCTGTCATAATAACATTATTAATTGGTTCACTTAGCACATTAAGGAAACTATATAGATGAAAGAAACGGTCAACCATGACAGAACCTTTAGAGTTATCATGTGAGAATCCTGTTTTTTCATCATAGTGCCCACAACCAATCATCATAAAATCTTCAGCAGTAAGTTTTTTTACTGTTTCAGCATCCATGTTATAAACAATAAGTGCTTTATGCCCAGTAAATCCTGATCTCTTGATTGAATTGGCCCAATGTTTAATTTGGTCCCATTTATATCGGTCTACTACACCAACAATTAAATCTTTTGCCATGGAAAATCCCCTTTATAGTATTGATTGTTTATCTTATTACCTGTATCAAAAAACTCTTTAGTTACCGAGTTGGGGTTGCCATCTAGACGATAGCAAAGGGTGTGCTTACCATTAGTATGATACTTAGAATGGTCTTTCACAGCATAGAGATACTGGCGGTCTCCACCCCAACCGGCATGCCAGTAGTGACATGTCTTTTGTAAAAACTCTCTCTTCCAACAGAATGATGATGTGTCTATCAGGAACTGGTCTCCATAAGGAGAGTTGCGTGAGGAGAATATAGGCCACTTGCCTAAACTTTCACAGTTGTCATCACAGAGATATTCTTTATTCGTATTATATATCTGTCGTAGGGAGTAAGCAAAATCCAAGTTCTGTGACTCAATAGTTTCCACCAATGATGCCACATGGTCTGGTTGATACCAGTTGTCTTCATCAAGGAAGAGAATGTAATCTGAATTGATTAGATGTGGATATGCCGCATAGATACGATGGCCATAGAATGACTGTTCACCAACTTTACCTGTGTTCTCTGGTGTTACACAAAATTGAATAGCACCACCAACAGCAAGAGGATAGACTTTATCAAAATGTTCCGGTCCATCACATACAATTAAATGCTTACACTTGTAGGTTTGATTTGCTACCGACTCAATGGCATCTAATAGTTTTGGGGAACCAATAGTAGGGGTAATAACCGTTACAGGTTTTTCAATCACAAGTTTCATCATAACATCCTATAAAGAAGACCGGGACTTGTATCAGAGGTCCCGGCCGTGTTATACTTACTTAGGCTACTTTCTTACCTGTCTTTTCTCCAGCAAGCTGCTTTTGAAACGCCGTTGCCTCGGTGAGGAACTGTCTTGTCGCCTCCCCGACGCCGAACGGATCCAAGATATCAATCTTCTTCGCCTTCTTCTCTTCGGGAATAAATCGCTCAAGAAAGATTTTAAGTAGTCCATTAGCCATCTCCGCGTTCTTTACAACGACCGTGTCGGCAAGTGTAAATTGGCGAGTGAAAGCACGGTCAGCAATACCTTTGAAAATGTAGTCTTTATCATCATTCTCTAAGCGGCCAGAAACCGTAAGGACATCATCTTTCAATTCAATATCAAGGTTCTGTTTTCCGAAACCAGCAAGGGCGATTTCGATAACAAAATGTTCCTCGTCGACCTTCTTGATATTGTATGGAGGGTATGATGGGATTTTTGGAGCGTATTCACTTGCTTCCTGTAATCGCTTTAGGATTGTATCAAACCCAATGGCAGTTTTAGGAAGATTTCCAGTTGTAAACCCAAAAGGGTCAAATAGTAGATGTTCAGTCATTTTATCAAATGTTTTAGTCATGTGTTTCTCCTATAGTTAGCGAGAATAAAAGTGAATGAATCCTCCTGGAAACATTCACATATATTATATAGTAAACTTATTGGTCTTGTCAACCAATTCTCCAGTTTGTTCCATCAGAATATACAGGAACTGGGGTTACACCACCACCTGTAACCACAATACCAGTTACGTTATTGGAAAAGTCATTACTGGAATCGGTAACAAATGCCCTTCTACCTACACCAATAGATGCTGCTGGTAATCCAGCCACCGTTGTTGGTAAGGTATAAAAACTATTCTTAGAAACATCAAAAACAATCGTGCTATTATAAGATAACTGTAAGAGACGGGAAGCCGCACTCTCACCAATAGATGTAACACTCATTCCAATACCAGTATAGGTATTGCTTGAGTTTAACCAAGATGCTGTAAGATTTCCAATAGGAGTTGTCATGTTGTCACCATTGCTGAAGTTAAGTTCATTGCTGGATAATAATCCAAATATGTTTGTACCACTATTCTATCACCAGAATCCGTAACAATAGCATTAGTAATACTATTAGCACTCTCATACGGTGTACCACTTACATAAAGAACGGTTGTAAGATAGTTACCTGAGGTCTGTCCTACTATTTGTTGTCCAGGGTTGGCATTTAAACCTGGTGTTAGTCCACTTATCTGTGCTACGGCACCAGAACCGCCGATTGCCGTAAAACTTGAAACAGTTCCTAAAACTTGGCCACCAATAGAAACCAATTCACCAACCTGTAAAGAACCTAATCCACCAGTTAGTTTATTCATAATACCAAGAACCGCACCCATGCTACCCATACCAATCATGACATTAGGTGATCCTGTGATAGGAATAGGAAAACCTTTAACATGTGGTGTAATGCCAATAACATCTGGTGCTGCTTGGCTTATGATAGATGGAATAGCAGGTATACCACCAATCATAACATTATGTAGTAAAACATTAATCAACATACCCAAATTAGTATGACTATCTCTATCACCTTCCAGTGCAGGCAACATGTTATTAATCATAACATTCTTACCAACACTAAGACCTGGAACGGTTAAAGCACCACACATTCTAAGCATACCAACTAAGTGGATTGGAAATGTCATACTCTCTTAGGCCTTCCTGCTTTTTTAGTTGGTACCTTAGGCGGTGCCTTTGGAGGTAGTTTAGGTGGTAATTTGCTAACCTTACCTTTAGTCTTTTCTGGTACAATTTCTCTATTATCATCCTCAGTCTTGATAATGATAGTTGGTCCAACAGACGACACTCCAGTTGAACCCATACCACCTGTGCGGTTGGTCTTTACACCTGGTCTTGCTGCGGATTCGCAAATAGAATATTCAATATCCTTGACTAACTCTGCTTGTGCGATACGGTCACCAGCATTGATTACAATCTGGTTCTGGGAAATGTTGTAAACAAGAACCATAACCTCATTGACATAATCGGAGTCAATGACACCTTCAGCATTAGCAAGAACAAGGCCTTGCTTGAGAGACGCACCGGAGCGGGCGTGGAGGCGCACGGAGTAACCTTCTGGAATGTCAAAGATAAGTCCGGTTGGAACCATAACACGGTCACCAGGCTGAACAACAATCTGACTATTCATAGGTCTTTTGAAGTTTTTATTATGCTGACTATAACCTTCATAGGTATTGTTGAAATAACCTTGAAAGGACAAGTCAAAACAAGCCGACTGTGTGGTCTGCTTTTCTGGCAACTTGACAAGTGGATGTGTTCTAAAAAGTTTCAATGTAGTCATAATATACTCACTTTCTTATTCTTGGTCTGGATATCTTTTCTTACCGAGAGAATACTTGGCGACCAAGTTCCATTCAGGTTTCTCCGAGTAGGAGATAATCTTAATCCTATTAAGAGGTGTAAGTGGATCAGCACTCTTGTTCTTATCAACAAGATTGACCAAACCCCACTCTGCTAAAAGGTTAGCAATAGTATTACGACGGCCCTTATCTTCCTCCGAGAAGTCAGTAGGTTTACCGTCTAACATAAACATTTCTTTAAAATGAACTAAGTAGTATCTGCCTTGTTTATGTAGGATATGGCATGACTGATATAGTGTTTTATCTTTTTTAGATGCAACACCTATACGAGTCAAAGTTTCCTTCACTTTTAAGAAGGCTTGTGGATCAGGTAATCGTACCTCCACGAAGTCGTCTAGGTTTACTGTCATTTGTGCCACCTTTGTGAATACGTTTTTTTATTTCTTCTATCTGGGCATCGTTCAGTAAAACCAGCACCTGTTTCGCTTTGTCATAAGAATATCCATAATACTCTTTAACGGCCTCCAAGTTATCTGAGGTTTCACGTTTTACCCATTTACTGTAAGGTCTTTTATACCCACGGACAGTATTTAGGAGATATTGATATTGAAGAGTTCCAGGAAGATTGGGATACAAATTCATCTGGTTGGCTTGTAAGGCACAATCGTAATGGAACGACAACGCCTTATTTATGATATATGCCTGGTAATCCTTCTCGTCCTCCAGAACGTATTTCTTGTTCTGGAGGATTGAAGGTATGATATCTTTGAATAGGTCAGCCATTACTTGACCTCACATTCCACCATCATTTCAGTTAGACAGGCCACTAGGTTCAACTCTTGGTCTGCCACAAATGCCGCCTGATACTGATACTTTGCCAATGTTACAACGGCAAGTGGAATACTATCAGGTTTTAGATACTCTGTCAACCCATCATACACATCACGAAAGATTTTTGCTGGATCAACATCGGAGTTATTCACAACCCACTTACGCATAGCACCAAAGTCTTTTTCTTTTAGTGCCTTGATAAGTTCTTCCAGTTTTCTTACATTGTCAACTTGAGCAAGAACACCAGCATCAATAGTTCCGCCAGAAGAATAACGTTGTATCTCGTTGAGAGTTCGGCGGTAATCTGGGAAAT